GGAGTAACTTAGATGATGGCGCAGTACTGCGATTATCGCATTCTTACAACACACTTCCACCGGGTGATTTGCTTACTAACAAGAGTAAGAGTGTATTCGCAAACATACTCCCAGATATAGCCCATGGCAATCAGGATACCCACTCACTGCATGTTCCAGATGCTTTCCTGTGCATGTGGCACCCGAATCTCGGTAGACCTAACACATATTTCAGCGATAGTCGCACTACTTGGGGCTCTAATGCAGTGGTCAAGGATTCCTACAACTCCCTCCCAGAGCACTTTGAGACCATTCATTACCACGATTTTAGCCACACGATGAGCATGGGACCGTTTGAGTTCCTCGTCAAAACTCCCAATGTGACAAAAACAGGGCAAGTAATCGCTGGGGATGATAATCATGAGGCTGGTGGTGAAAACGCTATGCTGGGAGGCTTTTGGCCCTGTGGAAGCCGTGGTGGGCCTCATGTCAGTAAACTGGACCTCTACACTATGGCTGCTGCTTCTTGGAATGTGCATGGGAGTTATGCGAGTTATGCGAATTATTCCTTCAACACACCGAGAATATGGGAAGACGATGATGATGACGGGTCTTACTCAGTTTCAGCCGGTATTAGTGTTGCTAGTGTGAGTACAGGAAGAAGACCGTATGGCTACCGTAACGCTGTACGGCAAGCCTACAACAAGCCTACATACGGTCTCAGTCCTACAAGAGCGCACTTTGAGGTCTCACCCTCTGGTTCAGGGATAAAAACACTGGATTACGATGCTGGACCGTTGGTCCAGACAGAGGAGTATGATGGTACATGGAACTATGCAGGTGGTTCGGGACTTTCTGCTGTTGACCATCCTGTCACATATGTCGGAATCATGGAGAGACAGACCAATTTCACTGGTATGTTGGCTCAAGACCAAGCGGACTGGCAAGTGCGTTATAGTGACGGTAGAAGGATGACTAGGCCCTTTGGAACCCCTGTGCGAACTCTAATCCACGATGTTTACCATAATTCTAACAATCCTAACCATGCACGAAGAGATTGGTGGGGAGATGATGAAGTAAAGGGCATTTCAAGCCTATCTGAGGCTTCTCAGTACTATCTGGTGGATTGGTGGGGTAATGAGCGTGGAGAGGCTGTGAGACGTGCTCCAGTGCGTGGAATAGGCATCAGACCGGCATGGGACTGTGCTGATGCGTATGAGAATGACCGAACCAACAGCAGAAACGCCCATCGAAGAGTCTGGAACAACGGTAAGCCGATATTCAATGTGAAGGGGATAATGCATCTCACAACCGGTAATGTGGATATTGATAGTGGTTACACGATACCTCGATTTGGAGGAACTGACAACGATGAGAACCTCAATAGTGACAATAACGACTTGGTCGATGTCTTCGCTCCCACTCACTCTCTTCGTGTTGGTGATATGGGTAATGGCCGAGGAGTGCGCTATCCAACACGGTTCAATGAAGATGTTCTAACCGAACTTTCTGCCCCTGTTCACAAAACAGGCATAGTTCTGAGTCATAACACCGCAGAGCCTCTGTTTGGTAATGGTCTGTTACGCCCCCGTAACGCTGTACTGCAAGCCGATGAAATGCCAAGAGGAATCAGTGCCAGATTGGGTATTTCGGAGCATGGACTACTCAAGTCAGAGGCTGTCGTCAGCGATAGAACAGAAGAAATCATAGGCGTATCACCTCACAAAGATGCGATATCGAGGACCAGTCCCAGAATTGGTATAGATGCTGAAGCCGCTGAGAAGTTGGAACAGAATCATATTGCGATAAACACTGAGGCACATAGTCTCCACACCGATAGAAACGTGGGACAGCGAGCCGTTTTACATGGTGCTTTCCAAATCGGGACTAATACGATTTCTGATGTGAATCATACAGGGACTACCTTCGGAAGGGACAACGCTGGCTCTGTTACTAGCACTGCATATCGTTTCTCTCACACGAATGGGTTCAGGCCATACGGTGGGTCTTATGTGCTTGAAACGAAGAGTTACGGTGGTCTTTTCGATGATACTGGTTGGGGCGTGGGGACACTGACAGGGGCCAATGATACTAGCAATCCGTATCAGAATGCAGACGAGTATGACTCGAAGACTGTAAGGAATAACGAAAAGGACAAGTCCGTGAAGTTCCTTCTTAGACCGGTGAGAGTTCTTGATGCTAAACATGTGGAGGTTTTCAGGATTCATAATAGTCTTCATACCTCATCCCCACAATACACTCAAAACTACCTTTTCGCATCATCAGGAGGCAAGTATGGACTGTTTTCCTATGAAGTGGATAACGGTAGAACTCTAGTCAATAACATCGCTACGGGTAGGGGTTTACCAGATGGAAATGGTCCCTATCTACCCGTTTTCGTATTCGATTCAACTGGTACTTTCCTTACACCATCTAGTACTGGACCCAAACTTCCCGGTACAGAAGTCTCAACATTCGATAAAACTGCCCTTGCTTCGTCTGTGACCAGAGTAGGAATCTCTGAAAACACATTACAACATCATCGTTCTGATGCTCCAAGAAGGCGGCAAGAGCAGGATACTGATGATGAACTGAGACGAGCGGACTTCTCTGTGAAACCTAGATTCAGTCAAGCATTGCATGGAAAAGGGCACAAAGAGGATGTTTCATTTAACATCACAGACCACAGTGGGGATGGCGCATGACACTAATACAATCCTCAAAAGCACGTTTTGATACCGCTTTGGTATCTGTAATGAACGATATTAGACAACCTGTCTTCGTAGATAATGCGGTACATTACGCGAAAATACAACCTCAGAATAAAGTCTCAATAGAGGCCAGAAATGCCGAAAACTATGATTTAGCGACGGAAAAGACATATTCCTATGTAGATTCAGAGGGTACTATACTTGTTACACATAGGGAAACCGATGGTCACTCATACAAATCTGGAATATGGGTGAATGGTGGCAATAACACACCTACCTCCTTGATGTATTCCTTCGTAAATCCTATACAAAGGCTGATTGGAAGTACATACACAAGTACATCTGATGGTCTACGAGTAGACCTTAGGAACATGAAAGGTAAGTCTGTTGGTAGTTTGGGATTCGAGGGAGATAGTCTACACTTCGGTCAGATTGTGGATATAGGTTTTAGAAGTACTGACTTGGCTATGAGACTAGGTAATGATATATCCGGGAGTATTACTGCTATGAGTGTAGGTAATTCACCTACAGTTGCGAATATAGGTGGAAATAGAAGAAAGACAAGTAATGTGTATCTTGCTGTCGATTTCAACAATGTCAATCTAATCACTGCGCTTCGCTACGTATCTAGACACGATAACAGGATTTCTATATTCAACAGATATGGGGTCTTACAATACATACCATTCAATTTCTCTAGTGGAAAGCGCATTTTGGATGCTACTTTGAGATTAGGTAGTGAAGACAAGAGCCCTGTAGAAAATACGGAGAATCGTATTACTGTGCAAGGTATACCCATAGCACTGAATGATAATTTAATCCTCACTATGGATGATGCAGCGAGACAGCAAGGGAAGTATGATACCGATATTTTGGAGAATGTCACACCGATTTTTGATGCGTCCATTAAGAATACTCAGGATGCGAAAAAGGTGGCAAGGCAGATACTCAAGGCCAATTCTATTATGAAAGGAGCAATTAGTACAGAAGGACATGCCGATGCTTGGGATTTGCGTCCGGGTGATTTGGTACAGTATGGAGCCACACCTTATGTGGTCATGAAAACTCAACACAAACTCAGTGATAGACTCACCAATTTCAGATTCCTTTCTCTTGATACTGGTATTGAAGGTGTGTTACAAGGTATCACGAGAGGAAGTATAGCAGCATCTTCTACAGAGACTCCTGAGAAAACTAATCAAATTGTAGATGAAAATCTCTCCTTCTTTGAGAATCTCGATGTACATATAGTCCCTATCATAGAACTCAGACAAGTCTCTCCAAATGGTCTTCTCATTGGTCAAAACGCTTCAAGAGGGAGAATCGGTAAGAACCACGAGCCTTTGGGTATGAACAAAGGGGATGCGGTAATCATGAGAGGTGAACTGTGATGCCTGCTAATGACCACCTCAAGAGATTGATGGTTGATACCATTGCGTCTAACATCAATGAGATGATTTTAGGCTTCGACGGGACGCCTACAACATCTAGTGATGGTTCCGCTGGGAGACCCGCTATCACCATTACACCAACTGTGAAAGTCATCGACAATTCTACGATTCTTGTAGAGGGAACACTCACTGTAGCCGATACCTTCGATGAGACTTTGAAGGAAGTGTATCTGCAACTACGCGGGACTAGTGACTTTACACCAATAACCAGACATGTTTTCCGCCCAATTGTGAAGAGTTCTAGTAACGAAATGAAGATACAACTGATAATAGAGGTACGGTGAAATTATGGGTAACGCAAAATCAGGACATACCACTGGCCTCACGGATGGGGACTACATCCTTTCTCCTTCTTTCACTAATCTGTATGAGGGATTACATGGAAACGGAATCTTGGCTTTGGAGGATGGTGCTACAGGTGATACGGACAGGAACACACCTGCAAGTATGCCGGGAGCCATAGCAGCCACTAACAATGTCTTAACTGTCAAAGGTGGTTATGCTGTCATTGATGGTATGATAGTCCCCTTCGGTACTGGCTACACTAACAATGCACCTGCTGATTATACTGTAACACTTGAAAGCAGTAGAATAGAAGATACCACTACGGGAGATGCTCTCACAACCGGCGAGTCTGTCCTTTTGGTGGTCTATGTCTGCTCTAGTGTGGGGCCACGAAATGTACAAGTCGAAATGGGCACGCCTGTTACGAGTGGTTATCCTGTGACACCAGAAGGATTCCTCACAGACCCAAAAAACTCACTCTCATCCAAGCAGACCACTGTTTTGGGTGTGGTGAAATGCACTCACAGTGCTGGTACTGGAGATTTGGAGATGACGGTATCAGAGATACTAGACCGGCGAACCTTCCTTCGACCATCACCAATTTACATGACTGCGATGAGTACCGGGGTCCTTGGTGCTACTGTCTCTGACAGTAATAGGATAGACAGCCACGGTGACTTAGACGGAATGCATGGAGGGGGAGATGAGAACGGAGCACTAACTAACAGTGAACTAGGTGCCCTCTGGATGTCTCACAGTGGCGATGGAGACCATGTGATGTATCTCAGTGCTAAGCAAGGAGGGGCTCGTAGGACACACAGATTAGGACCTGACAAACTCAAGGAAACTACTGCTGCTGAGACAGTCAAGTTCGACGGTCCTAACTTCTATCATGCTACACCTGCCTCTGCACTCACATACACACCCAGTGGAACTTTCCCACCCGGACACATTGTTACTGTAAACAATGCCCATGGTAGCAATGTCATAACATGGGAGAACGGAAATAACGACTTTACGGTTGGAGGTAATTCCGCAGCCGTATTCGCATATTCTGGTTCTGCTTGGGTCAGAATATTCGCATCAAGTAGTGTTAGTACTGCAGCGGGTGGTGCTTCAGGAAATGTTCAGTACAATGATGGGTCAAGCGGGTTTGCTGCTGAAGCAGCATTCACCTACAATGCTGGAACGAACACACTCACTGTGGGCGTATTATCAAGTGCAGGTCTCATCAGCGCACCTACGGGTGTACAATTTGCTGCTAGTCTGAGTAGTAATCCCGATGGTTCTGGTAGTGCAGACCATACTCTGTGGTACAAGGAATCCGATGATAGACTATATCTCAACACCACGAAGGTTCTCCTTGATGGAGATGTAACGGGTTCTGACCTGAACGCCCTTTCTGCTGGTGTCGTGGCTGTAGCCGCAGACTCAATTGCATTCATTGATGCTGATGACAACGGTTCCAAGAAGGAATCCATCGCTGATTTGGCTACTGCTATGGGTGGCACTGGACTTTCAGGAAGTGCTGGTACGCTGAATGTGGATGCTATACAGGCGGGTATTACCTCAATCGGTCCGGGAGGAGGGACACTTACAGTGGCCGGGAATCTCGTCGTATCGGGTGCTACAACCACACTTTCAAGCACTACCATAACAGTCGATGATAAGCATATAGAATTGGGTGCAGTAGATACTCCTAGTGATACAACAGGTGATGGTGGAGGAATTATTCTCAAAGCGGCGGCTGATAGGAGTATTCTTTGGAGCAATGCAAACGACGCTTGGACATTTAATCAGCACATCTATCCCAGTGCAGATAGCACTCACAATCTAGGTTCTAACACAATCAGGTTCGCTACAGGATACCTTGATGCGTTAACGACAGGCACAATTACTGGAAGTGGAGATGTCACTATAGACACGAATGTGTTGAAGGTCGATACAGCAAATGATAGAGTCGGTGTGGGTCAAGCAGCCCCAGATGCCACGTTCCAAGTGAAAGAGGCCGGTTTTGGATACAGTAGTGGAACCTTGGCAGCAGGCTCTAACAACGCTTCCACAGTAGTTAATGATGGGACTTCGTCTACTGGAATCGTTCTCTTCCACAGTCAAAAGTTCAGAGCAGGAAAATTACTCGTTGAAGTCGCTAATAATGGAGAAGACCCTGATTTTTCCACCGGCAGAATATACGAGACTGCGGAAATGGTCATCACACATAATGGGCGGTCAGACGCCATAGCAACAGAGGCATATCTCACTACATACGGCGTAGTTACAAGCGGTGGAGGCACTCTCCAAGGCTCGTATAACGCTGCTATTGTAAGTGGGAATGTTGAATTACAGGTTACACCTACGGTGGCTAGTGATAACATCACCGTGCGTGTTTCTTGGCAAGCGTTAACAAACTAAGAGGAATAGAAAATGGGCACGAAAAAGGACTTTAGGGTCAAGACAGGATTAGTAGTAGAAGACGGCGATGTGACACTTGCGAGTGACCATTCCGTGAAAGCGGGGATATTCGATACGAATGTCGCTGCGGCTGGTGTTACGCTTACGGGCACGACACTTGCAGCCGATGGTTCAGACCCCGCTATCAACATCACTCTCAGCCCGAAAGGGACAGGTGAGGTAGATATCGCTAAGGTGGATATTGACGGCGGTACGATAGATGGTGTGAGCATAGCCACATCGGACATCGACATGCATAGTAAGACGCTGGATATGACTGATGGTACTCTTACTTTGGATAACAATCAGATTAGTGGTGATAAGGTCGAAGGAGGAACAATCGCTGCTACTACCATCACGGCTCTTACAACTGCTGGGATTACAGCGAGTGCTAATCTTGACATTGGTGCTTACACCATAACTGGCACTCGTTTTATCTCTGATATTGCTACTGGGACTGCACCTTTGGCAGTAACATCTACAACCGAAGTTGCCAATCTAAATGTAGCGAATCTTAGTGGTGCTGATTGGGATGCACCTCTAGCAATTGGTGGCACTACTCCGGCTGCTGGTACATTCACTGGATTAACTGCTACAGGTACAACCACTTTGACTGACGTTGATATCAATGGAGGTGCAGTGGATGGAACAACCGTTGGAGCAACATCTGCATCCACAGGAGCATTTACGACACTTAGTGCGACTGGTGCTGTAACGGCAACGAATACTGTAACAGTAGGTGTTGATAATACAGGCCATGATGTGAAGTTCTTTGGTGCTACTTCCGGCAAGTCCATGTTATGGGATGAAAGTGCAGACCAACTGAAAATTGTCGGCACCGCTAGCAGTGTTGCACTAGATGTTGATACTGGTGACTTCACAGTTGGTGCTTATGGACTAACTAATGCTGGTGCAGCAACTATTGCTTCAATGGCTGCTAACTGGACTAACGCAGGCAGAACTGTTGCAGACCTTGGTACAATAACAACTGCTGATATCAATGGAGGGACAATAGACGGCACTGCACTTGGAGCAACAACTGCTTCATCTGCAAAATTCACAACTCTTAGTACTTCTCAAAAGGTAGAGGTAAATGACACTAATGAGAATCTATCGAATATAGCATCAACTCAACTTACAGTCTACGGAGACCCTAAAACTGGCTCATCGCATGGTAGTACTCTGGTTTACTCCGAGGCTCGGTTACAGAGTTCTGTCCATACCGATGACATTTCAGGCTCTTGGAATGGGTCGCTTGGTATGACTAATGCACTTGTTCTTGAAAATACATTGGATGCAGATGCAAGCGGCCAAGGAGTTATCTTCACAGTAGGAAGGGGAGCAAGTACTGGTTCTGTATGGGGTCTAGGAAGACAAGAAGCAACTGGAATCTTTTCTATTGGTTATCACAACGATAACTGGGAGCAAGAGCGGGGTACTGCTAATAGCCCTTTGAAGACTGCTAATTCCGTTTTGGAGATAGATGCCTCTGGAAATGTAGAACTGATGAAGAACGGTGCAACATTTTCTTTCCACGGTGAAACTTCTGGTAGTGCTGTGAGGCGCATTAAGTTCAAGGCAAGTCCGAGCGGAATGACCGAGACAGGCGACAAGATTTACACGCTACCAGTAGCAGATGGTGACAGCGGCCATGTTCTCAAGACTAATGGAAGCGGGCAGATGTCTTGGGCCGCTGAATCTGGCGCTTCGGGTTCTGTTAATGCAACAGGTAGTCCAGCACTGGACCAAGTCACCCTGTGGCATGATGGAACAACGGTGAAAGCAACTGACCATCTCACATACAGCACCAGTGGTTTGAAAGTAGGTCTTGGAGGTGTCAACACGGCCAGCGAGTCTGATTTTACAGCATATGGTGGTAGTTCAGGTAAGTATCTCTTCTGGGATGCATCTGCGCACGAACTTGGTCTTGTAGGCAACGGTGCTAAACTCTCATTCTATGATATGGCCGGTGGAGAGAACATTTCCGCCGACAACGCAGGAAAGGTAACATTCAATGCAGGTACTGAGATTGAGACCGTTTCACCTACATTGGATTTCGACGCTTCAACGGCAGTCACCATCGACACAGCGACTTCCACGATAACATCCACGACTGCGCATAACATCGTAACACCGTCACTGGTGATTTCCGATAGCACTGCCAATGAGCCGATAGTCCAAATCAAGAACACCACTGACGATGCTACGGGAAGCGAATTGCGTTTCGTAATGGATAGGGGAGCAGCCAATGCTGCTGTTAATGATGTGGCTGGTGCAATTACCTTCTATACCGATGATGCAGCAGAAAACAACCAAGCCTTCGGGAAGATACAGACTAAGGCAACAGCAGTGACTTCTGGTTCAGAGTCTGGTGAGATAGGTTTCAGTGTAGCGACAACCAACGGCGCGTCAGCCGGTGGTGCTCTCGCTGAAGTGCTTGTAATCACAGGTGGTGTAGATGCCGCAACATCCACTGTTGATGTGAAAGGGCATCTCATTGTGCGCGGGACAACGACCACGGTGAACAGCACTACGATTGATGTGGCAGATGTTAACATCAATCTTGGAAATGGTGTCGGAGACGATGCTGCTGTCGATGGTGGTGGAATCACTCTTGAGTCCTCGGACAGTAACAAGACATTCAATTGGGTGGATGCTAGTGATGCATGGACTTCCACTGAGCACATGAATCTCCTCGAAGGTAAGGCATACAAAATCACTGATAGTAGCAGCAATGTTCAATCAGTTCTTTCTGTTAGTACACTTGGAAGCACAGTTCTTGCTTCAAGTCTTACCAGCGTAGGCACGCTTGGGTCACTAACTGTGGACAATATAGCCATTGACGGTACTACAATCGGTCACACAAGCGATACCGATTTGCTGACTTTCGGAAGCGGCTTACTCACAGTAGCAGGTGAAGTGAGTGCAACGACCCTCGACATCGGCGGTACGAACATCACTTCCACTGCGACTGAACTCAATTACAATGATACAGGTCAGTCAGTAGGTACAGTAGTCGCCAGTAAGACTTTGACTGTGGATGCCAACAGAGATGTAGCCACAATTAGGAATCTAACTTCTGATGGAACAGTTAAGGGTGCTACACTCAGTGCTGATGCAGTTGCTATCATAGATACGGCAAGAGGTAGTGCAGATGATTTGCAGACTGGTACAGCCGCAACATTGATACTAATGAGTATCCCAAAAGCGACATACAGAGCGGCTAAGATAATGTATCACATCAAGAAGGACTCAGCAGTGGATACGGATGCGGGTGAGATGCTCATTACATACAACGGTACGAATGCTTTCCTAACTCACTACGCGGAAATCAGTACAGGTGCTGCAGTAGTCGGAACTTGGGATGCCACAGTTGATGGGGATGATATTGATGTCATATTCACTCCTACAACAAGCGGGGCGCATACATACAGTATCGTCGCAACACAACTCATAACATGATGGACAGTGAAATTATGGTGATAACTTGGGAACGAAAAAGGATTTTGTAGTAAAGAAAGGGCTAATCGTTACAGACGACATCACGCTTGATGATGGTGGCTCGCTAAAGGAGGCTGGCGGGACCGCTGCTCTCACCTTCGATGGCTCAGGACACATTACCAAGATAGGTCAGGACAGCCCTTCCACCAGTGATTATCTGCAATGGGATGGAAGCAAGGCTGTTTGGACAGCAGTGAGTAGTGGCGGTGCTTCTGCTCTCGATGGTTTATCTGATGCGAAGTACAACTCAGACGGGTCAGGGAGTTTTGGATATAGTCTTCTGATTGGTCACGAAACACACGCCAGTTTGAACAATGCTTTTTACAATGTGGGTATTGGAAATCAGGCTCTCGATGCTTTGACGAGTGGAGATAGCAATGTTGCAGTAGGAAGACGAGCAGGGAGTGGGATTAACAGTGGGTCTGAGAATGTATTAGTTGGTAGAAATGCTGGCTATAACATCACCACAGGTTCTCGTAATATCGGAATTGGTTATCAGACTTTAGATGCCGCAAACACAGAAAACGATAACATAGCAATAGGCTACGATGCTATGGGTGTTGCTGATGGTGGAGAAAAGAATATCGCCCTCGGAAATTATGCTCTTGAAACACTAACGACTGGTGGGGATAACATAGCCATTGGTTATGAGGCTGGCGAATTACTTACAGGTGGTAGTGCAAATGTTTTCATCGGAACTAAAGCAGCAGATGTAGTTACTGCGGGTAGTAATTGTGTAGTTATTGGTGCGTCAGCAGGTGGGGCTGGAGATTTTAGCAATTCCAATACATTAGTAGGACATAGTTCTGGAATCGTTATGACAGGAGCAGGGAATGTTGCAAGCGGCTACAATTCCTTCCCCGCTTTGACTTCAGGAGATAACAACATAGGGATAGGGTATCAGGCTGGTGGCACTCTTACCACAGGGGATAAAAATATCATTATTGGTTATGCATCTCGCGTTCACACCAACTCAAATGCTAACAATGTGATTATCGGTGGCGCATATCCCGCCGCTTCGGGTAATGACCAACTCTCTATCTCGTCGGGCGATGGTTCCCCTGTATGGATTACAGGAACGAGTGCAGGCGCAGTTAATCTTCCTAACTCAATACTCACACTCAACGGCTCGGTTGGTACAGATGGACAGGTTCTCACTTCAACAGGTAGTGCTGTCGCTTGGGAAGATGCGGGCGGTGGTGGCGGTGCTTCTGTAATCGGTGGCTTAACTGATGTTCTAATGGATGCTACTAACTTTACAGACAGCATTCTTATTCAGACTAACAGCGATGGTTCGGCCCCAACAACAGGAACACTAAGCAGTGCAAATTACAATGTGGGTATTGGTTCAGATGTATTCAAAGGCATAACAAATGGAACTCAGGATATTGCTATTGGTCAATACTCTCAGGAAAAGATTACTTCCGGCGACTACAATACAACAATTGGTGGTCAAACACTCAAAGAAGCAACTGATGGCGAAC